CCCCCCCCCCCCCCCCCCCGCATTTATAACGCTTTAAATATTAGCGTATTAGTAACTAAATTTTCAGCAAGAAAGGGTTGCGGCAATGTCAGGTAACGTAATGCTTGTGTTTTTCTTGCTGGCCGTTCTGTTCGGGTTCACTTGTTTCCGACTCGGCATTATTGAAGGTTGCCGGAGAACCACGAAAAGGATCTTGGAGAATATTTCAAAAGGAATGAAGAAAGGGGAATGAATTATTCCCCTTTGTTTTTCTCTTCCTGTAACCGTTTCATAAGGAGTTCTTTATTGTCTCCTGCATATTCCAAGACGTAAATAATCCAGTCCACGATATTCATGCCGCAGGCTTTCGCATAATTATTGAATTCGAGGAATTTATCATGCGAGACCTTGAGGTTGATATCAAGATCAGCGATAGAGATTTGGCTATCGTCGGCAGGTTGGGGTTGGTTCATTAGGTTGTCAATAATGATCAGAGCCTTTTTGGGGATAGTGCGGCTTTTGGAAAACCAGTTGTTGACAACTAGGTATTTCACTCCGCATTGGTCCGCCAACCATTGCCGGGTTTTTCCGATGTCTTTAAGCCATTGATCTATCTCTTCTTTTGTGTGCATGCCGATGTATTATCATCGTTTAATGACACAAGCAAGATGAAAAAAACAAGCATACAGTGATATTTTTGTCTTGCTCTACAATCAAACAATGATAAAAAGAGGGCATCAACCAACCAAATCATCACACACCCATGATAGATACCATCCAAGTACCAATTCAAAAACTCGCTGAGTCTCCTAAAGCCAGCGGGTCAGTTATGGCCCTTTCAGTCAGGGACAACTTGCCACTGAGCGAGGCCATTATTCAGACCCTCCGCATCTTGGCTCATGATGCGACCGACAGCAAAAAGCAACTGAAGAAAACCGAACAGAAGGAGGTGAAGAAGTGAAAGCTCTGTTCGCCCTCGTCTTGTCCGGGCTTGTTCTTTCAGGTTGCGATCAGGGTTCCGAGCCTCAACCTGTTAAACAAGCCGATAATCAGAAAAAAGCCCCTAAAAAAGAGACACCAACATGGGAAATTAAAATTGAACAGAACGGCATTCCCGATGCTGTTTTTACAACGGGATATGCAAACTGTGTTGAGGCGTTCAAGATGGGAGCGAGGGCAGATATTCCAATATATGGGTATGTGATTTATAAGCCGGATGGAGGACAAATCATCGTGTCAGGAACGACGAGAATCACCAGGACAAAAGTTAAAAATAATAACGAGTTATGAATGATGGCGTGTTTCTAATTCTTCTGGGCGGCATTATCGTATTTTTGATGCTTATCATATCAAATTTAGATGGACGTTGAACAATGATCATTGAATACGACGACGAAGACCGGTGCATCCGGGTGGACGGCGAACCTATTTCCTACGGCGTCGCGGTTGGACTCCTGGAGCAGATAGAGCAGGCTATCGACGAGTGGGATTTTGACCACGCTCCCCAATGCTACAACCCGGACGGACACTATGACGACTAACTGACTTTTAACCAATCGCCCGGCCCAGGTGGGGCCTAAAACCAAAACCAAAACATCAATAGGTATATAGAGTAATACGGTCTGGCAGGCGCGGGGAAACCCGTCCGGGCGGCCAATTCAGAAGAACGAACATGAGCGAAAACGACACAACCATGACCACCCTTGCGACCGCGCTGGAAACGCTGGCCGGAGTATTGCGGGAGCTGGCAACCACGCCTGTTCCTTCTACGCCTGAATCGTCTTCCGTTTCCATTTTCGGAGCAATCGAAAAGAAATACGCTAAAAGCTCCACCTTAGCCACTTATTATGACATTTCATCCCGGCAGATGGACAACATTCTGGCACGGGCGGGGAAGAATGTAAGAAGGCTGGAAGGAGTCGGAAAAGGAACCCTTTATAACATGGAAGACGTGGAAAAATACTTAACTAACAAAAGAAAATGACCACACATCAACACATCATTGACCGGGGCCCCTTCAAGGGGATGGTGGAAACGCTCACCAACAACCCGCACCCCGCCAAGACGGCGCGCTGCTACATGTGCGCAGCACCGCTGAAAGCCTCGACATCATGGATGTCCCTGGTAGGAGACCATCAGGACGGCGTCTTCACCGCGCGCTTTCTGTGCCAGTTATGCGCCAGGGAACGCCTCAACGGCATCCCTGACGAAGCGGAACGTTGCTGGAACTATACCCAAGCCGCCCAATCAGGGCCCCGGATTACCAAAATCCTCGCTTACCTGATTTTCTGGTGTGGACTGGTTACTGCCGGAGGAACATTCCTCTTCTTAATTTTCCTCCTGCTCAAAAACCTTTTTTAACTGATTAACTAAATAAATAAAATGGAATTTAAAGATTGCACTGTTGGAACTAAAGTACACCTCGGGGGAGAAATCGTTGATATATCAAACGATAAAAAAGCCGTATTGATTAAGCTGGAAAACGGGAAGGAATTATACATCGGCATTGACTTACTTGAACGAGATTTTAATCAATACGACCCGAAGAGGAAATTCCGAAAGGGCGATATCGTCAAGCCCGATTACAAGGGGAGGAAATGGGAAGGCATGCTTCCCGAAGAAATAGAATATGAAGTTCTGGAAGATGAAGATGACGAGGGACTGGTACTCATTAAAATAGACAAAAGTATTGACCCGACGGGAGAAGGGCTTGTGTCTTTCTCAAGATTGGTCTTGATTAAATCAAGAGAAGAAATTGAGAAGGAAAATCAATATTATATTGAAGAATCAGATATTAGTTTTGATGTCCGCAGGGAATATATAGAAACCGATAAGGTGATCTATTCCATATTTTATGGAAACGATAGAGGTGTAAGCAGAGACGTAGCTAAAAAGAAAGCTGAAGAGCTTTGCGACGAAAAAAATCGCATCTGGCAGGAATCACTAAGACAAGCGGGAAAAAATAGCCGGGTCAGCGGCAACTGAACCCGGCCTGTTACAACACAACATGAACGAAGATGAGTAACGAAAAACCTTATAAACCAAAATATGAATACAGGCAAGGACAACAGGCCCTTACCCTGTCAACCCCGAAAGAGCTTGCTGGCTTTTTAACCAGGTCAAAAACCTCCATTGCCGCCGCTCTGCCGGCCCATCTCAACCCGGACCGTATGATTCGTCTCGCGGTAACTTGCTTTTCACAAAACCCAGCCTTGCACCGGTGTTCCGCTGTAAGTATCTTTTCCAGCTTGCTCATTGCCTCCCAGCTTGGGCTTGAGCCGGGAGTAGGCGGGCAGGGATATCTTATCCCCTACAAAGGTAAGTGCACCTTTGTTCCCGGCTGGCAGGGCCTTGTAGGACTGCTCAACAACACGGGCAGGGCTACCGCCTGGACGGGGGTAGTTTACGAGGGCGACCAGTTCCAATTTGAGCTTGGAGCCTATCCTATCCTCCGCCACATCCCCGGCATCAACTACGGGGATGAGGACAAAATGACATGGGCCTATGCCTGCGCCCGGGTTAACGGAGCGGAAACCCCTGTCATTGAGGCATGGCCCATGGAACGCATCTGGCGCCACAGAGACGCACACAACGAGGTCGGAGAAAAGCATTACTCCTACAAAAACCGAGAAATGTACGCCCGCAAGGTGGTTCTGCTGCAAGTTCTCAAATACATGCCGAAAAGTGTGGAAGTGGCAAATGCCATTGAAGTCTCCCATGCCGCGGAAACGGGGCGTGTCGTCAAAATCGACGACGGCGTTGTCATTGACGGCGAAATTGTATCGGAAGATGACCCCGGCATAGATGACTATCCGCTCGACCGTCAAGACCTGAACCCGACGCCGAAACCGGCCCCAGCCTCCGACCCCTCCACTCCAAACCTCCTTTAAACGCATGAGCGAACAACTTCAAATCATCCCCCTGAATGTGAGCGCCAAAGGCGAAGTACTCTCTTCCAATCTTGACGAATTCCGCGCCTCGGTCAAAACCGTCCTGGACAGTATCAGTCTCACTCCTGAAACCGATGAAGAATTCGGATTGGCTGAACAAAACGTCAAAATGCTCAAGGGCGCGGAAGATACCGTTAAGGCTGCCAAGGAAAAAGCCTTGAAGGATGCCGAGAGCCTCCATGAATTCTTTGCCGCGCTGGACGAATCCAGTGAAGAAATCCGGCAAGCCCGGCTCACCCTGGAAAAGAAGATCGCCGGGGAGAAAGAGAAAATCCGCAATAAGCTAATCGATGACGCCCTTGCCCGCCTGGAATGCGCTCCCCATTTGAGGAAGAAATTATTTGGCGGTACAATGGCGGAATCCATCAAGAACAAGCGCACCATTAAAAGCATTGAGGCCGCGCTTGATGCCGCCGTGGCAAAAGCAAACAAAGACATCACAACCAATCGTGAAATCATTTGTGAATTCATTGATTTGTACGGTGGCAACCTCGTGTTGGACGAAGACGAACTTGAAACGAAATCCACTATCTATGTTGAGGCTGAGCTGCGTCGCCGTCAGGATGTTGCCAAAGCCGCCGCAGAACGCGCCAGACTGGAGGAAGAGGCCCGAAAGGCACGGGAAGAAGCTCAACGGGCAAAAGCGGAATTGGAAGAACAGGGAAAACCTCCTGTCCCTCCGGCCCTCACATCCATCAACATGACCGCGTTTGACCAGGAACCGGTACAGGCTCCTGAAACATTCCCGGCTCCAAAGAGCGAATCAGAAGAATGGAGGCAATTCCAGGAATCCGTTTTTGAAGCCTTTGCAAAACTTAAGGATGCCCGAGAGAAGCTTACTCACCCCGCCAACAAAAGCCGCGTTGCCTATTTTGCTCAAGCCGTCAACGAGGCCTGGAAAGCCTGCATAGCGGAAGGAGGTGAGAAATGAAAATCTGGCCCTCCTTGGAACAACGTTCGGAAGCTTGGTTCCGTGCCCGTGCCGGCCGTCTGACAGCCAGCAATTTTCACCGGGTTTTAACTCCCTCGGGAAAAGACTCTTCCCAATGGCGAGAACTTGCCATTGAAATGTGTTGCAGCCGCATCCGTCCTGATGAAATACAGTGGGAAGGAAACCGCCACACGGACCGCGGGGAAGAACTGGAACCGGAAGCGCGGGAAGAATTCAGCCGAATCATGGGGCTGGAAGTGGAACAGGTGGGATTTATCGTCCAAGACAATGAACTGGTGGGCTGCTCCCCTGACGGCATGATCAAGATCAATGGGCAGTACGCGACGGGTGTGGAGCTGAAATGCCCTCTTGCAAAAAATCACGCGGAATACCTGCTGGACGGCGTATTACCCGTCCAATACAAGGCGCAGGTACACGGTTCCATGATTGTGACTGGATTGCCCTACTGGTACTTCATGAGCTACTGCCGGCGTCTCAAGCCCCTGATTTTACGGGTGGAGAGAGACAGCTATACCGACACGCTACAAGATGCCCTTGAACGGTTTATCATTTATTACGCAGACGTTTATAAGCGCATCATGCCTCAAATCCGTCCGGTTGTAGAAGGGAGGGCTGCATAATGAGCAAGCGCATCTTAGGCCTTGATCTGTCGCTCACCGCTACAGGCTGGGCGCTGGTGTGGGATGGTTCTCCTAAATGGGGCGTCATCAAATCCAGGAACAGGAGCGTTAAACGTCTCTCTGAAATCCGCAATGCGGTGCTGGACATCATCAACCAAACACAGCCTTCCCTTGCTGTTATTGAGGGGTATTCCTATGGATCTTCCCATGGCATGGCCGGGCTGGCGGAATTGGGCGGCGTTATTCGCCTCCTGCTCCTGGACATGGGAATACCTTTCATCGTTGTTGCACCTGCCACCAATAAGAAATTTGCAACGGGGAAGGGCAATGCGGAAAAGGATTTGATGCTCAAACGCGTTTTTCAGCATTGGGCGGCGGATATGAGCAATAATAACGAGGCGGACGCTTTTGCCCTGGCCCAGTTTGGCCGCTGCTACCTCAACCAGGAGGGCTTTTGTGATTATCAAACAAAAACCGTTGAAACCTACAAAAGAAAGGAACTCGGAAAATGAGCCCGGAAGAAAGAGAGAAAAAACGGCTCTGGATGGTGGAGTACAACAAACGGAGAAAGTCCGCTTTGGTTGATGATTTAAACGCCAAGTACGGCACCCATTTCAGCCTGGGACAGTATATCACCTACAAAGGGGGAAAATATATCATCAGTGGGACTCACGGTCATTTATTAATCATCAAAAATGATAGGCTGGAAACTTTAGCGCATCCTCTTGATGTCTACCCGGCTATCAAACTATCCGGCACCGTCACTTTTGACGGCTGGACCATGGGTCCGAACGGAAAACTTAAAATCAAGAAAGGATAAATTAAAATGAACAATGTCTATTGCGACAAACCCGGCCATGGCGCTTACCCGCTCCGGGCTTATGAAAAAGACGGGAAAATTTTTGTGGACATGGATTCTTGCACGGAATGCGGGCCGCAGAAAATGGAAGAAGAAGAGGTATATCAGTCCTTTTTGGATAGACTGCGTATCCTTTCCAATCAGCTGAACAGCCTGAAATGGGATCTGGACGGATTAAAGGATGATAGCGAGTCATTAAAGGATGACGTGGATGAACTGATTAAAGACTATGAAAAAGAAAACGCCTAAATGCCCTATTTGCGGTGTACCGTTGAAACCCATTCGAGGATATGATGTCCATGGAATAACAACCGATTGGGTTGCTGGTTGCTACAACTGCTTCTTCCAGAGTTCCCATTTTTGGAAAACCAAGAAGGCATGTATTGAAGATATGGATAGGCTTGTTTCTTTGTTTCCGCCCATCATGAGGTGTTGGCCGGGGGACAAGCTCGTATATAGTGGCAGTATTTATCCCGTTACGATTGTCTCTAAAGACCTTGATTTATGCAAAATAGCCGTTCGCGACTACGCAGGAGACTCTTTCATCATTTACTGTGATGAGGTGGATCAATGGCCCTGGGAGCTTGAGCAGAAAGGAGTCCAGCCATGATAATTATTGATTTATTCGATATTTTAACATTTTCAGTTTTAGTTATATTGTTAGTTATTCTTACTATCCAATATATTATATTCAAAATAAAAGAAAAATGAAACTAACGCCTGAACAGAAAGCTTTTTTTGAGTACGGGGAACTGTTTCAACTCTGGAAGGATGCCCGTAGGTGTGTCTTCTGGCATGAAGAGTCCCATGAAGATATACGCCGGGAAATAGTCCAAAAGGTCTGGCAGAAGCGGGCCGAGTGTATGGCGTGGGTGCATCCTATGAGGCGAAGATGCTCTAATTGTAAGTATGAAATGTCACAGTACAAATGGTGTACGGTGTGCGCCAATGAAGGATTGCCTATTTACTGGGAGCCGAGAAAGGAGGGAGAGTGAACACGAGCGCACTACGTAAACGGGCTCTGGTCCGATACCTCGGAGGAAAGAACAGAATCGCCCCCTGGATTATCAGCTTTTTCCCGCCTCACAAAATCTATGTTGAACCCTACGGCGGTTCCGGTGCGGTGCTGCTCAACAAGCAACCTGCATGGATGGAGGTCTACAACGATCTTTATGACCGGGTGGTGAACTTCTTTGAAGTTTTGAGGGATCCGGAAAAATCCGCACGGCTGGCCAGTCTATTGGAATTGACACCCTATGCCCAAGCGGCCTATGCCCGGTCTTTTGAAATCGCGGAAGATCCAGTCGAAGATGCTCTCCGCTTTGCCGTCAACTCCATAATGTCCTACGGCGGAGGCATCCACAAGCCAGGGTTCAAGCGTAATGGACTCTTGCGGACAACTCCCTACCCGCAGACGTGGCGGGAATATCCCGAAGTTGTCCGAGAATGTGCGGCCGAACTGCGAAACCGGAATATCGAGATCAACAACATGGACGCTCTGCAGGTCATGGCTCGCTATGACTCACCGGACACGCTGCACTACGTGGACCCGCCTTATGTACAGTCCTCGCGTAGTAGCCGCATGAGGTACGCGCATGAGTACGACCAGCAAGACCATGAGCGGCTTCTTGTCTTTCTCAAGACGCTGAAAGGCAAGGTTATCTTGTCAGGTTATGATTCCGAGCTTTATGACCGGCATCTGGACGGCTGGCGGAAGGAGTGCAAAGTTGCTCACGACACGCAGGGCGGCAAGAAAATCGAATGCCTGTGGCTTAACTACAACCCCCAACTGACGCTTTTTTGATATGGCACGTAAACCAACATCTTTAATACCGAGGACTCACCGGGAACTATGTGAGATCGCTGAACGCTGGCTCATGGGCTCCCAACGTTGCCGGGTGGCGATTGCTGAACCGAACTGCATCGTTACGGACGAGCAGCCCGACGCCATAGGGTTCAGCGGGGAAAAAAGTGTTCTTGTGGAGGCCAAAACCAGCCTGAACGACTTCCGGGCAGACCTCAAAAAGCCGTTCCGCGTTTATCCACAGAAGGGGATGGGGCAGGCACGCTATTACATCTGCGAGCCAGGGATCATCATGGAAAATGACCTGCCGGAACGGTGGGGCTTGTTGCATGTCCTACCTGGCGGACGGGTTCGGATAGTTCGGTACAGTGGACACTTCCCCGAATCAAATTACGCCGCTGAAAGGAGGCTTTTGACCGCGTGTTTGTACATCCAGAAGCCGCTAAAAATCAATACTGTCCAAGGCAGGAAAATACAGCTTTCGCTTGCATTTGGAGCAGGAGCAAAAGAGAAAGAAGGGATATAGTATATATGGCCGGAGACTGGATCAAAGTGGAAAAAGAACTGAACGATAAGCCGGAAGTGCGCCGCATGGCCCGCGCTCTTCATTTATCCAGGTTTGACATTGTAGGACGTCTTGTTTCCGTATGGTCCTGGGCGGACACTCATTCTTTCACAGGTTCCGGGATGGACATCTCGGAAGAAGACATTGACGACATTGCGGACCTGAACGGGTTCGCCGATGCGCTTCGCCAGGTGGGCTGGCTCAAGGGACGCGCTGCCTCCCTTGAGTTCCCCAACTTTGGACGGCACAACGGCCAATCCGCGAAACGCCGCGCAATGGAAGCAGAAAGAAAACGCCTGGAAAGAATGGGTTACGACGATAATGCGGACAAACGTCCGCACAGGAAGCGGACAACATGCGGACAACATGCGGACCAGAGAAGAGAAGAGAAGAAAGAAAACATTGTCCCTCTAACGAGGGCCAATGAAAAAGAAAAACGCGCCATTCCGTTGCCGGAGACGTCCGAAGAGGTGGAGGCTTTCCTGACAGCAGAGGCCTTCAAAGGGGCTCTTCCTCTTCAACATTCCGATGTTAAACAAATTGCTTTGCTTTTCTTCAACGACCGGGAAGCTTCCGGATGGGTAGACAGGCAGGGGGTGCCGGTAGCCAATTGGCGGGCCGCTGTGAGGGCGTTCGCTTTGCGATACCTCGACAACATCCGGAAAAGAAACACTCCGGAACCACAACAAACTACTCAACAATCAAAAACTTATGGCTATTAACATGAACAATTTACATTCCGCCGCCGCCATGTGCGACGACCAGGAAATAGCCGGGATCCTGAACCGCCTGGAAGCCTTGGTAACGGACGACCCGGAAACGGAGGAACGCGCCGCCCTGGAGGCAGCCATGAGGGAAGAGCTGCGGCGCCGGGAGGACGAGTTCTGCCTCCTGTCATCTTCCGGATTCCCGCGCCGGGCCCTTCATGCCCTGGATACGTTGCCGGACGGCGAAACGCCGTGGAAAGCCGCCAGGCGTCGCGTAAGCGCACTGGTGAAAACGCCCGGCGCGATTGTAGCGCTGCATGGCCCATGCGGCACAGGGAAAACCGTCATGGCTTCATCCATTGCCCGTGGGCTGACGAGCCTTGGCAGGTCTTGCCGGTACAGCAAGGCTTATGATTTTTGCCTTGCCCTGCGTCAGGACGAAAAAGCTCGCGAAAAGGGTGTGATGTCCCGTTTCAAGCGGCCCTACTTTCTGGTTCTTGACGAATTCCACGAGCTGAAGCGTTCAGACTTCGCGGCCTACTCAATCGATAGGCTGGTAGATGCCCGCTTCCAGGCAGGGAAACCCACTTGCATCATTTCCAACCTCCGGGCGGAAGAGGTTGAACCTGCGTTGGGCCCCGCTATTGTCAGCCGGATGCATGAAGCCGGAGGCATCATCCCCTGTGAATGGGCTTCTTTCCGGGAATTGAGAGAAGAAGCGGAACAGGGAGGATGAAGGATAATCGACTGTCACCCATTGAATCTTGATTCCGTTTCCATGAACCATTAAACTACAACCGCAGGAAAAAGAAACCTACCATCAAAAGAAAACCGGGGCGGCCGAGCCTCTACACCGAGGAATTAGCCCAGGAGATCGCCCTCCGGCTCGCCAATGGCGAAACCATGAAAGCCATCTGCGCCGACAATCACATGCCGGACGTCTGGACAGTCTGGCACTGGAGGGAAACCAATCCGGAGTTTTCCCAACTTATTCAACGCGCGCGGGAAGCCCAATCAGAAGCCATGCTTGACGCCTGTCAGGAACTGGCCGACGAGGCCGCGAAAGTCGCCCTCGACCCGGAATGCGGCTCCGCCGCCGTCGCCGCAAAAAAGCTGGCCATTGAAACGCGGCTGAAAGTCGCCGCCCGATTCGCGCCGGAAAAATTCGGCGACCGGGTCCGTCAGGATGTCGCCGGCGTTCCCGGAGCGCCGCTGGAACGGAAAATCACCCTGGACCCCGATCAGCTGGCCCAGCTGCAGGAAGACGAGAAAACCGCGCTGGAAACCATCGCCGGCAAACTCCAAGCTTAACAGACCAGGACACGCCTCCCCGTCAGCTTCTTCCTCCGCCATGTCCTCCGCCTGGATCCCTATCCCTGGCAGGTGGAGGCCATCAAGGCGTTGTCCCTCGGAAAGCTGACCCTGGGAGGGAAAAGCGTGGCTCTGGTCGCCCCCAACGGATCCGGCAAGACGAGCAACTGTATCGCTCCGGCTATCCTGTACTTCCTCACCTGCTTCCCGCGGGGTCAGGTGCCGGTCACGTCGTCGTCGTGGATGCAGGTGGAAAAGCAGCTCTTTCCCGCGCTCCGCCGCTACATGGACAATCCCTTCTTTGACGGCTGGACCTTCAACAAAACCGAAATCCGCACGCCGGAGGGAGGCTTTGCCGTGGGCTTCTCGACCGACAACGCCGGCCGCGCGGAAGGATGGCACCCGAAAATCTCGCCCGACGTGGACCCCGTCTTTTATGTTCTTGACGAGGCCAAAACCATCCCGGACTCCATCTTCACCGCCGTTTCCCGCTGCACGCTCTTCCACGCGTTCATCACCTCGTCGCCGGGATCCGATTCCGGCACTTTCTACGACTGCTTCCACAAAAATTCATCCCTCTACTACAAAATCCGCGTCAAATACGAGGACTGCCCCCACATTGAGATCAACGACCCGGGCAAGGCCGAGCGCCTGAAAAAAGAATACGGCGAGCAGTCCTCCTTCTACCGCTCCGCCATCCTCGGCGAATTCACCGACCTCGACGGTCAGTCCGTCATTCCCCGGCGCGCCCTCATGGATCTGGTCAACAACCCGCCTCCCTTTCTGGACACCGGGGAGACCTGCGGCGGCTTCGACTTCGCGGCCGGAGGCGACGAAAACGTCTTCGCGGCCGGGCAGGGCAACCGATTCTTCATCGCCGACCACTGGTCGGACCCGGACACCGTAGGAGCGCGCGGACGGTTCCGCCGCAGGGCGTCCGAACTCGGCATCCCCGCCGACCGCATTTACGCGGACGGAGACGGCCTTGGACTACCCATCATTGACGACTTCCGCGCCGAGGGCTTCCCGGTGCACTCCTACCGGGGCGGCTTCCCGGCTGACGACACTCAAGCCTTTGTCAACCTCCGCGCCCAGGCGTGGCGGGCCCTGGCACGCGCCATCGAAGAAAAAGAGATCATCCTCGACATTGACGAGGACACGATTGAGCAGCTGGTAGCGCCCCGGCTCCAAACCGACGCGATCGGTCGCGTACGCATCGAAAGCAAGGAAGACATGGCGAAACGGGGCGTCCGTTCTCCCGACCGCGCCGACGCCCTCGTCATGGCCTGGCACGCGCGCCGGCACAGCGGACTGGCCCGGACGCTGGGCGCCTGGTACTCGCGCCCCGTGTCATCCAAACGATCCATCGGGAGATATTAGGGTTGACAATATATCAACATATCCGTATATGAAGATATGTAATCAATCGCAGGGTGGTGAAACGGTATCACGCGGGGTTCCTGTCCCCGAATTGAAAGTCCAATTCTTTCCCCTGCAACCACCATTTTCTTTCGCTTCCGGCTCAGGTTCAACGCATTAAAAAATATCCTCAACGCCCCGAAGCTGGTCGCCCAACAGGAGACCAGAATCAAGGAGCTGGAGACAGACCTCGCCCGGCGAGCCCTGACGGAACAAAGCAGGCAGCCCAACCGTCCCCAATGGTATGAATACTGGGACCCGCTGCAGGGCGCCGACTTGAGCACCCTGGTGGAGGCCCGAAACGAAGCCCGGCGGGGAGCCTTTGCCCGGCAAATGCTGATCTGGGACGAAATCATTTATTCGGACGGGTTGCTGGGCATGCTGTATTCGCGCATGGTGGAGAGCGTCGCCATGCAGGGCTGGAAGATTGATGCCGCGGACGACAGCCCGGAGGCCCAGCTCCAGAAAAACGCCCTGGAAGAATTCTATCACTCCGTCAACGGGCTGCAGCAGTCTTTTGGACAGCTGGCTTCCGCCATGTTTTATGGATACGCCCACCTACAATACATCGAGGATTCATGGGGCCGCCGCTTTGAATTCATCCCGCAGCGTTATTGGGTGCGGCCGGGAGTGTTGAATGAGTGGCAGTTCAACCCACAGTGCTACATCGGCGTAGACACCGGGGAAAGCGTGGAAGACGAAACGCTTGTCGTGATGGAACACCGGTATCCCATCCTGTTCCCGGCAGCCCGCGCCTCCTTTGAGCGGAACCACGCAAAGATCACGTGGGACAACCACATGGACCGGTACGGAAGCGCCCCGGTCATCATCACCGCCCCAAAGGACGCGAGCGCCGCCGTCATGGACGCGCTGGAACGGGCCTGCGAACAGCTTAAATCAGGCGCCTCCATCGTGCTGCCTCCTGACTGCAAGGCGGAACCGCTCAAGGCGTCCAATATCAACGAAAACTATTTTCTCTCGCGCATCAATATGGCCGACAAAGACCAGGTGCGTTTTGTCATGGCCGGAACCCTGACCGTCCTGAACGAATCAGGATCAGGCACGCTGGCCGGGTCCGCCCATACGGACAGCTGGAACGCGGTGGTGTCCGCCGTCTGCTCCAAAGTGGCGGAAGCGTTCAACACCGCCATCAGCCCGCTTGTCTTGGGAGACGGCGAACCGCTGGCCCGCCTCCACATCACCTTTGACACTGTCCAGACGCCATTGCAGAAGGCCGAGGAAATCGCCGCCCTTGCGGACGGAGGCGTCCGTCCGGAGAAAACGGAAATCGAAGAAAAGATCGGCATGTCGATCGAGGATTCGAGGGAGCCCGTGCCGACGGCGGCGGCAGCCAACAGGGAGTCGGGAGACTCCCTCATTCCGCCCGACGCCTACGAACAGCTGCAGCAGATGATTTACGCCGGCCTCATGAAAGGATTTAACGATGATCAGTACCAGACAAATCAATGACCTGTCCAGGCCCGCCAACGGCTGGTTCCACATTGAAAAAAGCGGAGACCATGACGTCGACTACGGCGAAGGCCCCGCCGTGCTGCGCATCGACGAACACGCGATCAGGGATATGGTGGACGACTTCAACGCCCGCACCTTTGACGGCCCAGGCATGCTCATCGACGGCGACCATCTGAGCCACGACCTTTCCCGCGATACGCGGGCGCTCGGATGGCTCAAGAGGCTGGACACCTACCGAGATACTTCCGGCACGCTCGAACTGTACGGGTTCATCGAATGGACTCCGCGCGGACTGAAGATGCTCGAGGACAAAGAATATACGCAATCCTCCACCGAATACGGCGACGGGATGTCCTTCAAAGACGGCGTTTACCGCCCGTCTCGGCTGACCGGATTTGCCCTGACCAACCGCCCCCGCATCAAGGGCAAGCGGCCGCTGGTCAACCGACAGACTTCCCCCGACTCCAACTACGAGTCCGGGGGCGACACCAAAAGCCCCGAAGAGGGGGAAACAACCCAGAACACCAATATGGACAACGACGATAGAGAATATCCGTCCAAGGAAATGGACAAGGCCCAGCGGGCCCTGTTTGATTCCCTGCTTGACAAGCTGGATGTCGAATTTGACGGCACCGACGACATGAGCAGGGCTATCCTCGGACGCCTTGACGAACTGCTCTCGCTGGAAAAGCGTGAGAAAGACCACGTGAACGCCGAAGTGGACGACGCCGTCAGCACGTACGAAAACGCGCTGGACGAAGAAGAACGCAAGGAATTCACGGAAGAACGCCGGGAAGAGCTGAAAAACTCTCTCCGGGGAAGCCCCGCCGCGCTGGACGCCTTTGTCAGGGCGCTCAACCGCCAGACTCAACCCAGGGTCAAAGAGGAGACGGAGAAGACAGAGCCGCCGAAAAGGCAGCCCCTGAACCGCCGCGTTACCCTGACGCCTCCCAATCCGTTCCGCAAGAAGGAATCCATCGAAGGATTCCAGAACCGCGTGGACGAGCTGATTAAGGCAGGCATGGATCGCTATAAAGCCTTCCAGAAAGCCACTGAGGAAGGATACATCGTCACCTCCGAACGCTAACCATCAACCTGATCAAAACCAATGCCATCAATCAATATCACCCAAACGGACGCCGAGGTCTACTTCAACGCACCGGAAGGCGTTGACCTGTCCACTCTGGAAGGATCCGTCGTATCGCTGACCGGGAATCCGGATATTCCCGAGCTTGTCGGCAACCCGCTGACGGCTCTTCCCACGCAGACGCAGCTGCTCGGACTTGTCACGCAAATCCAACCCGACCGGGGCACCTGCTGCGCCGTTCTGGTCGGCATGTATGCCGGACTGGTCAAGGCGTCTCTTGCCGAGACTCCCGGAACCATCAGCGTAGGGACGCCTGTGACGATTACCGCCAACGGGACCTGGAAGGCCGCCGCCAGAGGCGACACCGTCTATGCCCGTGTCATTCATGAACCGTGGGAACCGGGAAAAATAGAAATCGGGTTCGTCGCTCCATACCAGGTTGCGGCCGCCTGACCATCACCTCTAACCATTAGAAAGACCAACAACAAGGGCTAATCTATTTTATTCAGCTGTTCAGTTTACCGATGTCCTGACCGCCTTTTCCGTGGGAGCGGGAAATACGGAACGGGACTCCATGATCAACCGCATCGCTCCGCTCGTCCCGGTATACGATATTTCCTTCCAGTATATGGTATGGGACACGCCGGCCGCGTTTACAGTGGAACCCATCCAGGTGGCGCCCGGTGAACCGCCCCGCCAGACTTCCATGCTCGGACGGACCGAAACCGACACCCTGCAGGGGTACGCGCTTACGGATCCGATTCCCGATATTATGCTGGGGGTCAACAGGGAAAAGGCGCAGGCGATTCTGCTCGCCCATGCCCGCTTCCTGGAATCGAAATTCGTCACATCTTACGAATACCAGCGCGCCAAGCTCATCGAGAGCCAGGTTCCGGCAGCGTCCGGTTATGGAGATTGGGACAATGCGCAGAAAAACCCGCTGACGGATTTGGACAACGCAATCCGCACCATCAATGCCACTGCCGGGAAAATGCCGAATACGATTGTCTTCGGCGCCAATGCCTGGGCCCGGCTTCGGTCGAACCCGCTGGCAAGGCAGGTAGTGTCGTACAACAGCGTCGGCCTGTTCGACGAAGATTTGCTGAACAGATCGCTGTATACGCGGATGAAGGAAGTCTACGTCAACAACATGCCTTTCTACGACCCCTCCGGTCAAGGGAAGACAATGATGGAAGACGACGTCTACATCCTCTACAAAGAAGATTCTCCGACGCAGTTTGACGCCTCGGCTATCAAGACCTTCGGGCTGAACGGTCAGTTCCGCCGGGAAGTAACGACGGAATACTTCCCGACCAACAAGGAAACGAAGGTAACCAACCGGGTTTACTCGCTGACCAAGCTGACCAACCCCGGCGCGATTATCCGCATCAACACGGCGTCCGCCGATTAACCCCAACGCCCGCCTCCATCATGTCCGCCTTTCCCGCCTGGTCCACAATCACCACGGATGAAGCCGACCGCCTTCTCGGACTCAATACCATGGAGCGCAACGCCCTGGTGAAAGCCGGGGAGCAGCGCAGCCTGGACTATCAGGGCGTCATGATGGAGGCGGTCAACGACGTCTGCATGACCATCCGCGGGGCGCTGGCCAACAACCTCGCCCTGCGGCAATCGCTCCAAAACAGCGGCATGTACGACATTCCGCAGAGCATGCGCGCCCTGGCATGGCCGATGATCATCCGGCAGCTCTACCTGCGCTACCAGCTCAACCTGACCGAAACGCGCCAGAAAGCCGCCGAATCGGCCGACGCGATGCTGGCTCTCTATGCCCGGGGCGACATGCTGCCCGAAAGCGTGGACGGATCCGCTCCCGCGGACCCCGCCTACATGATGCCGCGCTACACGCGCCGGCCCTGGTTCAACCCGATGCGAAGCACCTACCGATGATGACCGCCGCCCAGAGAGAGATGATCGCCAATGACTACGCCGAGCGCGCCTTTTTCGTATCCGGCGTGGAACCCGGCGTTATCCTGTCCGATTGGGAGGACAAGGCCGCGAAAGTCGCGTCCGGCGCCTTGAGCTACGAGGAAGCGCAGCAGGCCATCCGCGAAACGCTGCGGCAGCAGGGCTACCGTCCCCCGGCGACGGGGCAGGGAGGCATTCGGGATTTGTCCTCCTGGGTCCGCATCCAGGTCGTGATGGAAACCAACGCGGCCATGGCCCACGGATACCGGAACTGGTACAACTGGACGCAGGATGAAGACACGGCCGCCTTCAAATTTTACCGCTCCCAGGGCAGGGAAGATCCGCGTTATTGGGCCGAACGCTGGAACCGGGCCAGAGCGGGGCTGGAAGAAGAAGCCACGGAGGCGGTATCCTCCGGGTTCATCCGGGGCGAGACCGTCGGCTATGCGTTGACTTGCTCCGATATATGGATACGGCTTTCGAGGTTTGGGACGCCGTATCCCCCATTCGACTATCTTTCAGGGATGAACATTGCCCCCATAAGCACAGACGAGGCCCGCGCCGCAGGTCTTGAGGTTTCCCGCGTCCGTCCCGCTCCGGCCAGCTTCAACGCCACGCTGGAAAGCAATGCCCAGGGCGTGACGGAAGCCAACAAGAAGAAGATCCGCGGCATCCTGAAAGACGCCCTGCGCGTCAACAACGAAAACGACGGCAATACCACCTTCATCTATACCGACCCAAACGGCACGCGGCCTTACACGGACGCAGAACTGGCGGAACTCCTGTCCGGGGATTTCCCGGAAGAGATCCCCTTGCGGCAGGCCCAGGCCTTCCGCCTGGCGGCAGCCGGGGGAGCAGTGGCCGGAACGCTGGCATCCCTCTACCTGGACCGCCTGCTGGACCGCCTGTTCTCCGAGCCGGAAGGCGTCTGGTTCGCCCGCCCCGCGGATGTGGCTGCCGCGTCGTCCCGCCAGTTCATCCCCGTCTCCCGGAAGGAAGAGGGGGAATTCACCTGGCGCCTTGCCTCCGGGCACGTCAAAAAAGTGGAAGACGTCGCCGGAGCTATCCGCGTGGAACTGCCAACCCCTTACGTTTTGCCCGTCAAATGGCTGTAACCGTCCATATCGACCAGACCGCGATTGACCGGGCGTTTGCCGAGATGGAGCCGTCCGCGGCCCGGCACAAAACAGCCATCCGCAAAGCGGGCGTCGCCCTCAGCCTGCTTATTCAGGAAACCCTGCGCCAGCAGGGCAAGGACTACTACGACGGCGCGGCGGACGCCACCGCCATGGAAGAAACCGCCGACGGCGTCAGCGTCTCCATCGCCTGGCGCGGCATCGGCCTGCACTGGCTCGGCACGCAGGGCTATCTGGGCGGCCCGCTCCGGCCCACCGGGCGCACCTCGGAAATCACGGGGCAGCCGATCCAAAACCTCGCGATTCCCACCATCAACGCCCCGCGCGGGCATGGAGGGGCCCGGAGCATTTACAGCGCCGGATTCCGCAAAGACGATTTGCAATTCATTCCCTCCAAAAACGGAGGACGCAACGGCAATGTGACCGGCGTCCTCATCCTCAAGACGGCGCAGTCGTCCACCGGAAAGAAAGCGGCCCGGAAGCTGTTCCGCAAAGGAGCCAGAACCGGGGACGTCCTCTACGTGCTTTGCCGCGAAGTCACGATCCCGCCCACGCCGGGGATCCTCCCGACGCTGGACCGGATGGCGCAGCGCGCCGCGGAAACCTACCTCGCCAACATCGGAAACGAATCATGATACCCTCCCTTGACCAAACCATGTGCCGGCGCATCATTGAGCGCCTGCAGAGCCTCGGAACATTGGACTGTCATATCTTTGAGCGCCCCTTTGACCCCCAGTACGCCGCCAATGACATCATCATGTCGGCGATGGGCAACAACGGCGTGGTGCTGGTGTGTCCGGGAGACGCGGACGAATACCAGGACGGGCACGGGCAGACGGAAGCGCCGACCATGTGGCGGCAGTATTTCATCATTGCCGCCGTCTACCACAACGCGGCCCTGTTCCCCCCGGAATGCCTGACGCCCGACTACTACCTGCGGGCGGTAGGCGACGAAATTGAAGAAGCCCTGTGGAACTGGAACCCTTTTCCCTTTGCCGCGCCTGCGATGATGAAACCGAAAATCAAAGGCCGTTTTTCCTCTTCCGCCGTCATCGACGGCGAGAAGCGGCAAATGAACGTTTTGACCGTGGATTACCGCGTCCCGGTCAATATTAACATCAGAAACAACCCGCAATTACAATGAGCAGAAGAGCAACAACCAAGAAGAAGGCTGCCAGGCAAGTCCCGGCGGAACCCGAATCAGCCGGGGAATCTCCGGACCAAACGCCGGCAACGCCGGACGAACTCCGGGAATCCGACGATGAACCATCGTCCACGCCCGGCCCAACGCCGGCAACTCCCGGCAAGAAGGCCGTCCGGGTCATTCGCACCCGTGCGGAACTGGACGGGGGGCTGGTCATCAGCCTCTCCATGAAAACCGATACCCCGGAACTTCCCGCGACCGTCGCGGAAGCTCTGCAAACCCTCAACCTTGTTGACATTAAATGAGCAAAGCAACTGCCGCCAATACCGAACCGGACAAAAAGACGGAGCAGGCCGCCGTCATCGACACGAACATCCTCATTCTCGCCAAAGAAGTGCGGATAGGGCGTTCAACGTTCTTGAAAGGAGCGCATATTCGTGTTACGAAAGAACTCGCCAATAAACTGGAAGCCGACGGCAAGGCATCCATCATCTACTAACCATTTCAAGCATCAGGGCTACTACATACGACCCCACTTTTAGCAACCGCAACGTGACGCCGCAGATTACCGGCGTTCTGGCTATTTTCCTTCCCGACGGCATCAAGGTGACCGAGGACGAGGGAGCTTCTTATGTCACCGGGCCGGACCAGTTTCCGACGCCTCCGACATCTCCGCCGACGGATCCGACCGCCGGGCCCGAAGCGCCCTGGGTGAGCTTCGGGCTGCTGGGTGCCTTCCAGTCCGTCGCTACGCAGGTCGAAGGAGAAGTGACGCGCTTTTACGGCGGCGCGCTGGGCTACCGCCAGCAGCGCAAGAACACGACGACCGGCAAGCGGATGACCTTCACCACGCCGGACATGTCCCCCGAATGGTTCCAGCTGTCTTTCGCTCTGGGAGCGCCTCCCGCCAATGGAGAGGAATCGACTACCGTCGGACATGGCGGCGACAACAAGATTGAGGGGTATCTTCGCTTCTGGTACCAGAACGACGTCGGCACGATCTATCTGGCCGGAACGGCGCATGGCGCGTTGCGCCTCCTTCAGGATCCGGAACATACCACGGCGATCGCTTCACCCCAGTTCGAGTTCGAGATGGATTACCGCGGCAAGTACCAGTTCACGCCCTCCAATGTGCAGGACGTGACGCCGACACCGGGTTCCTGACATGTTTCACCAGGGGGCGGATGACGCCCCCGCATCCTTGTTTTTTTCAGGCAGCAGGCAGGCAAATATGATATCAGGACCGTCACGGGGCTGAACCAGTCCCTGGTCGTCCGCGTCGTGGATTTCCAGGGCGACCCCGTCGATATGAGCGGCGTCACCCTGCGCGGAGCCGTCCGCCTCAAGACGGGCGTGACGGAGTTCGGCTTTTCCCGAGACGACGAGGGCAACGGCGTGATTTCCTGGGAGTCGGTGCCTGCGGGCATGTGGTCCTATGACGTCTTCATGGACGACGGCAGCGAAGAAAGCCCCCTTCTTTATGGTTGCTTTGTTTCTTCCGGCCGGGTAACGCCGGACTTGCCCGGCGAGCAGCAGGCCGTGGCGGGCGCGGTCGTCGTGCAGCTGCCGGAAGGAAGCGGCTGCGTGCAGGTGGTGCTTGATAATGCGTCCAGCGCCGCCTGGTACGCGGAACAGGCCAAAAAGTACGCGGAGAATTTTAGCCTGTCCGTTGACGAAGTCACCACCGGGGAACCGGGGACGCCCGCCGCTGCGGAAGCCGTCAAAGGGGAGGCTGCAGGCTCCTATAAGCTCTCCTTCACCATTCCCCGCGGGGATGTCGGTCCCGAGGGGCCGGCAGGCCCGCAGGGAGAACGGGGCGAAACCGGTCCCGAAGGGTCTCAGGGCCCCCGCGGCGAAACCGGGGAACGGGGGCCGCAGGGCGAAACGGGAGAGCAGGGCCCGAAGGGAGATCCGGGCCCGGCCGGACCACAAGGTCCCGAAGGCCCGCAGGGGCCGGAAGGTCCGGTGGGGCCCCAGGGCCCTCAAGGGGAAAAGGGAGATCCCGGCGACGTCAATACGGAAGAATCGTATACGTGGAGCCAGCCCCAGGCGTTTTCAAGCGCCATTAACGCCAATGGAGGCGTCAACATCCCGCTTGCCGTGGGGGCGCCAACGGATACGTCAGGAATTAATCGCTTTTATGCGCTGGGAATGGCCGGTGCTGTATCAGCGTTGGTTCAGCCAATATACCTTAATTCCAGTTCGATCACAGTCGCGGGTTCCATTTCTAAATCTTCCAACGGTACTCTTGCCGGGTTGACACAGCGTTTTTCGGTGGGCGCGGCTTCTGCCGATTCCAATGCGTACGGGTCAGCGGTTATTCCCCTGACAGGACCTAACGGTCAATTTAATTACAGTTCCGTGTGCGGATTTTCCCTTGCGGTCAACGCGACAGCCTTCGCTAAATTTACTTTTGGTCTGGCCCGCGGCTCAAGAACCGTCAGAACCGGGTTGACGATGGATTCTTATTCCATAATTCCGGGGAACAATCTGGCCGTCAACTATGGGGAAGTCATCGATGTTACCATCAATACGCCTTACGATACTGTCCGCAAGGGGTATGAAATCAGAGTAAGGGAAATTTTTTATGTAACGTCCGTTGGGAACTGGCAGGTGAAGACGACAACCGTGTTTCTTCCATTAGGGACGAATGAGCTGATGCCGAACGGGCTGAACAGACTTATTTACATGCAGAGCGGGCCGCCGAGTACAACAGTGCGGGAGGAAAAGGCGGCTCTTTATATGGAGCTGGGAGGCGGCAGCGCCAATACCCTGTTCAAGATAGCTTCTCTCCGCGGCTTCATCGCTTTCGAGGCAGGAACAGGCGTAAGCACCCTGGTCATCGACGCGCGCAATGAGAAAACATATGCCCTTTCAGCCGACGCGGGCACAGGCACCAGGCACCTTTATGCCAATGGATTGACCAATCCAACCTATCACGCATTGGAAGCAATGGCCGT